AAATAAAGAGAAACGTAGGCCATACTCATAACTTTGACCAAAAATGGTCATGCAAAGAGTTGAAGGTAAAAGTAGAGAACGGTCAGATTTTGGAGTTTGTAGGATGATACAATTACTAGGAATTGCAGGTAGCCTTGCTCAAACATTTCTTGAGGGCAAGGTTGAAAAGCAAAAAGCTAAATCGAAGATCCTGCAAACTGCCGCTGACAACGACAGCAAGTGGGAAATGATAATGGCTGAGAGTACAAAATCCAGCCTCAAAGATGAGATAATAACGGTGGTGATCCTTATTCCCTGCGTGCTTAGTTTCATACCCGGCATGGAAGATGTGGTGAAGGCTGGCTTCGACAGGCTGAATGAGTTGCCGCAATGGTATCAAAATATTTTGTACGTCACTATCTTAGCCGGGCTAGGACTGAAGGGCGTGGATAGGTTCAAAAAGAAATGACTAGGCTGTCACCGCACTTTACGCTGGATGAGATGACGCGTAGCCAGACGGCTGTGCGTAAGGGCATACCGAATGAGCCGGGGGAAGAACACACACAGGCTATGCGCTTGGTATGCTCTAACATCCTAGAGCCGGTCAGAAAACAGTTTGGTATTCCGTTCACGCCAAGCTCAGGATATCGCACGCCGGAGCTGTGCATAGCTATTGGCTCATCAGTACATAGCCAGCACGCCAAGGGTGAGGCAGTAGACTTTGAAGTGCCGAGCATATCTAACTTTGAGGTGGCCGGGTGGATAGCCGCAAACCTAGAGTTTGACCAGCTCATTCTCGAACACTACACCGGCGGCAATACAGGCTGGATACATTGCAGTTACAAGGCCAAGGACAATAGACTTGAGGTGCTGACCTATGACAGGAAGCACAAGTACCGCAAAGGTCTAATCAAGTAAAAAGAAAGGGCGCTATCGCGCCCCTTCTCCGGTCAGCTCAATCGTGTTTCGCTGTCCATATTGTTTGGTCAGGTATCCCTTCCCTTGCAGTGCATCTATATGTTTCCATACAGCCGGGCTAGAAACCCCCAGAAACGCCGCTATGTCTGCGTAGCTAGGTGAGTACCCTTTCTCTGCATACAGCGTGCGTATGGCGCTTAAAACGCGATACTGGGCAGGTGTAACTTTAAGCATCCCCCAGCTCCTTCAGGGCTAGTGTGTTTGACCTTACCTGACTTGCTGGCTTTGCCGGCGTTACCTTCTCAGGCTGTGCCTTGATGTTACGCATACCCCACTTGATGATGTAGCGCTTGCCATCATACACCGCCTTCGCTTCTTCATGATTGCCCATGAAGTCCTTGATGATAGCCTGAGCCTCATCAATGGTTTGGTCGCACTCTTTCTTCATGCGCTTCGCTTCTATCAGAGCTTCGACAGCTTCCTGCACTTCCGGCTCTGTGACATCCAGCGGCGGTGCGCTGTCATCAACATTGGCATAGGCCACGTTGCCATCATCAGAGTTGCTGACAGGATACCAGTCAACCGCCTTCCGGCGTGCCTCGAAGTCCAGCACTGCATCTGAAATGTTGGTCTGTGTTGCAATGTTGGATTTGTAGATCCAGATGCGCAGTGTACTGCCCCGGTACAGGACAGCAAGCGCACCGTATTCAGCGCCGGTACACATCATCTGTGCTTGCAACTGATATACGCCGCGCCATACTGCCGGGGTCTCTTCGGGCATGGACTGCGTGGTCTTACATTCGATGATGACCTTCTTGCCTTCGCCCAGTGCCATGTCACCATCGACCACATAAACGCCGTTGTTTATGTCCTGATGCACAATGCCTTGAGCTATGCCTAGCCCATCGAGTGAACAGGCAAGCGGCAATGTATCGTGAAAGACCGCCTCATCAAAGTCATCGACAACATCAGTCAGGCCAAGCCGGCGTGCTGTCTCTTTGATGATAGCGCCTTCATGAACATCACCCCAGAAGGTCAGCTCATTGCCATCCCATGGCTCAGGCTGTTTGCCTTCATCCCGGTCAATCATCTCTGCCAGCAATTCGTTCTGAGTTGCGTAAGGTGAAAGGCCAAGCAGTTGCGGTATGCGTGATGCGCTGACCATATTATCAGGTGTAAGTTTTCCAACCATTTTTATCTCTCCAGTTTGTTAGATTTTGTTCTGTTTTGATGCCGCGTTATTATCTGCAAATTCCAAGGAACATGAAGGCCACACACGATATCGTTACAAAGAGGCACGATGTGATCCACTTCGTAAATCTGCGCAGAGTTTTTGTTCATCTGCGCACACTTCCTGTAAACTTCAGTAAGATTAGAGCGAGGCATCCATGATGGGGTAGCCCTTTTAAGACCTGCTCTTCTAGCTACGGTATTGCTCCTATTCTTTACTTTTGTTTCTTCGCGGCTGTTGTACTCCCTTCTTTTTAGCCGAATAATCTCTTTATTTTTCTTCTTGTATTGCTGTCTCCCATGTTTAACCTTTTCAGGGTTGAGCTTTTCCCAGCGTCTTTTGATTTCATCAACTTTATGTTTGTTTTCCAAAACCCATTTTCTGTTTTGTTTATCAATCTTTTTTTTAGCCGCAGGGTCTGCGTACCTTTTGCGCATGTCAACCTTGTGGCATTCCAAACATCTAGAGTTTATTGTTTTGCGCTCCGAAACATGACCATACTTGCACGGCTTTCCTGTAAAAAATCTTACAATCCCCTGCTCCTGAGCTTGTTTGCGTGTAATGATTTCCATATCAATCACCCAGTTTATCAAGTTTGGTTTTTGCTTCGTCCAGTTTTTCCCAGACATCTCTGAAAGTCTGCACAAATTTTATGGGCAGATTTTCTTTATGGCGCTCCATCATAGAGTAGCCATGATTAGATACGGCGCGTTTGATAAACGCCAGCTCTTCATATTCGAGCGTAATGTTAATTGACTTTTCCATATCAATTCCCCAGCCAATAGATTGCACCCCACCATGTATAGCGCTGGCTGTCTTCCACGCCGAAGATCCACAGCGTGTCCATCCAGCCCAGCACAAACAGGCTGAGCAGTGAGTAAATGAAAAGCATGATTGCTAGTTCTACCTTATCCATGATTATCTCCTATGCATTGATAAGATTGCGCACGCTGGATGCGTGCCACTTACCGCCCATGGCGGTCGGTATCTGCGCTTCATTCAGCGCTGATGCGATAGCGCGCAAGCTCTGACCTGCGGCGCGTAATGCTTTGATGACTGGCATAGCCTGTGGCGCTACCTTGGCGGTGGCATCCCGGCGTAGGCCGGCAGTGGCCGCACCACCCTTTGCCGGGTCAGGTGAACCCAGCTTGATGCCACGGCGCTTGGCGGCGGCTAGTGCCGCCTTGGTGCGCTCACTGATGCGGCGACCTTCCCATTCTGCAAACACAGCGGCCATCTGTAAGAAGGTGCGGTCTGCCTCTGGCATGTCAGCACACTCGATTGGCACACCTGCTTCTAGCAGACCAGTGATGAAGTGGACGTTACGCGCCAGACGGTCAAGCTTAGCAATGACCAGTGTCGCGCCTATCTCTTTACAGTGAGCTAGCGCCTTGGCCAGCTCAGGGCGGTCGGAGCGCTTGCCGCTCTCGACCTCAGTGTAGGTAGCTTCTAGCTCATAGCCAGACAGCGCGTGTTGCTGAGCCTCAAGGCCAAGGCCGGACTGGCCTTGACGCTGAGTTGATACACGGAAGTATGCGATGCGCTTAGTCATTATACAGTCACCTTTCTTACATATCTGTTGATAAATGCCTCACGCACGATTGAATACATCACATCTTTGCGGCTGATGCGTATTCTACGCCTCATTTTATTCTTGTTGCGAGTGATGTAATTTTGATACTTCCAAGGTCTTGAAGAGCTGTGAGCTTCATAAACATCAGCATCAATATCGAAGTTGACCCACATACCGTATTGAACCCCATCAATGGTAACTTCTCTGATTACCCTTTCAAATGCCATACGCTTAGCCATTACACAGTCACCTCATCCCATCTGTTAAGTTCGTTTGTCATGTAATCAAATTTTTTGACAACGATGAACCAGCCATTTACCTGCTGTGACCAAGCGCCCTTTTCGGCAATCCAATCATCAGCCTGACCTGACAGCATAAACTGTGCGTAATGGCCTAAGTCGTTCTTGTTCAGAAGAGCCGCTATCTGGTTGGCAGTCAGGTTAAGTGAACGACCCTCTGCAACTGGCATAGTGTCGGCAACCTCTGTGTCTGCAAAGAATGGGTTGGTGAATGTTACTGTGTATAATGCCATGGTTTTGCTCCCTTTGTGTCAACCAATCATTAACCTTACATTAACTATATATATCATGTTGATATCTGTTACAAGGGGTAGAGGTAAAAAAAACGGAAAAAATACACATGTCACAGACAAAACCTACACTTTTGAGGCTTCGCACCACGACTGTGGACAAGCTCAAGCTGGCCGTTTCGCAGTCAGCGCACCGTTCAATGGCTACTTTGGCTGATGAGATACTGGACATTGAGCTGGACAAGCGGCTGGGTCAGTCCAGCGATGCAATAGACCAAATGGTAGAGGCAGTTCGCCGTGGTCAACAGCCGTAACAAAGGAAGCGCCTTTGAGCGCGATTGCAAAAACAGGCTGTTTGCGGAGCTTGGCCTTGAGTTTCGCCGGGTACTAGACCAATGGGCTGAGGCCGGGTTGCCTGACCTTGTCTGTGAAGATGATGCCTTCCCATTTGTAATTGAGTGCAAGCGCTACAAGTCCGGGTCTACCTTCGCCAACCCAAAGCATTGGGATCAGGTTTGCGCGGCGGCTGAAAAGGCCGGCAAGATGCCGGCACTGGTTTACAAATACGATAGATTGCCGGAGCGCTGGCGCGTACCCATCGATGCTATGGCTATGCTTGCCACCTCTGAGCGGCATGGCAATGATGGCTATGACTGGCGCTACGCTGTCGAGATGAGTTTTGAAGATTTCTGCATGGTATGCAGAGAGCTATTGGCTAACAGCCAATGCGAGGCTGGCGCTTCCAGTCAGTAAAAGAAAGAAAGTGAGAAAGAAATGGCACTTGGTTTAATGAGTGAAACAAACGGCGGCAATGGCGACATTCTGCCAATCATCAAGTTTGATGCAAAGGCTGGTGACTTCATCAGGGTAGACCGGACGCAGAACGCGTCAGGAGAATGGGAGAAAAACCAGTCTGATATGGCACTGCCGCTACAGATTGTGATGGACTTCGACAACATCGAGACAGGCTGGCTGTCGTTTGACAGTGGCGCGCCTGACTTCCGCATGGTCAAGATTGGTGAGCCGATGCCGGCAAAGCCGACAGACAACCACAAGCAAGCTTTCCGCGTGCGCATCTACAACAAAGACCTTGGCGTGCGTGAGTTCAGCTCACAGTCCAAGCTTGTCATCCGCGAGATGGATGACCTGCACAACCAGTTCGAGGCTGAACGCGGTAACAATGCCGGCAAGGTGGCAGTGGCCACAGTCAGCGGCACAAAGACTGTTACAGTCAACACCCCACAGGGTGAGAACAGGTTCAAAGTGCCTGAGTGGTCAATCACTAGCTGGATTGACCGTCCGGCTGGTATGAATGGTGCGGAGACTGCTACCCCGGTCGAAGCACCTAGCGCGCCAGCACAGAGCGCGCCTGTTGAGAACGGTGCAGACTTGTTCTAAACAGATAGGGGCGTTGCTGGTCATTTCCTCACGGCAACGCCCCACTTTCACAGGGGTAGATTATGACGAACATATCAGCATATATAGAAACAGTGGCTACCCATTACTGGGGTGAGCCGCGTGAACGCAAGGGCAATGAGCTACGCTGGGGCAACCATGGCAGTAAGTCAGTAGACCTGCGCAAAGGCACTTGGTTTGACTTCGAGAATAATGAAGGCGGCGGTGTCGTGGATCTAGTCAGGCATGAAGAAGGTGCAACACTGACCGGGCTACCAGAGCTTATGGAAAAGAAGTTCGGTATCCAGCGGCAGGTGCAGGACAAGCTACGCCCGGCGAAGTACATCAGCAAGGTCTATGATTATGTAGACGAAAACGGCGAGGTCACCTATCAGGTGGTCAGGTATGAGCCTAAGACATTCAGACAACGCCGGCCAGATGGCAATGGCGGTTGGCTGTGGAACATGCAGGACGTTCAGCCTGTGCCATACAACCTGCCAGATATCATGGCAAAGCCAGACAAGCCCATCTTCATTGTAGAAGGTGAGAAGTGCGCTGACACACTAAAGGCAATGGGCGCTATTGCGACAACCAGCCATGGCGGTGCAAAGAAGTGGGCAGAAGAGCTGAACAAATACTTCACAGGGCGTGACGTTATCATCCTGCCAGACAATGATGAGCCGGGCAAACTACACGCTGACATGGTCAGTAACAGCATCCTGCCGGTGGCAAACACAGTGAAGGTTATCAACCTGCCGGGGCTACAAGACAAGCAGGATGTATATGATTGGTTTAAGGGTGGCGGCACAACCGATAAGCTGGTATCCTTAGTCAAGGATGCTGAGGTCATACACCTACCCAAACAGGTGACCTTAATCTCTTCAGCCGACCTCAGCATCCCCGACACCTTCGAGATATATGACATAAACTACCTGCGAAGGATGCCGCCGGTAGACTTCGTTGTGGACAACCTACTCACAAAACATGGGCTGGCTGTGCTGTACGGTGAACCCGGTGCAGGTAAATCATTCCTAGCTATCGACCTAGCCCTGTGCATGGCATACGGCAAGGCATGGCATGGCAACCCAGTAGAACAAGGCGCTGTGCTATACATAGCCGGCGAAGGCGTAGGTGGCCTCGGCAAACGCGTCAAAGCTTGGCAGTCACACTACCAAATGACAGATGAAGCGCCGTTCTACGTCCTACCAACAGCGGTCAGGTTCAGAGAGCCAGAAGACATCGAGCGGCTACTGCGTACCATTGATGCGCTGGGGCAAACCTTCACAGCCGTCTACATCGACACAGTCGCCAGAGCATTGCTCGGCGGTGATGAGAATAGCTCAACAGATATGGGGCTGTTTGTGGATGCCTGTGAAGTCGTTAAGCGGCACTGTAACTGCGCAGTCGTTGCCATCCATCACAGCGGTAAAGACGCGGCTAGAGGCATGAGAGGGTCAACAGCACTACTAGGCGCAGTAGATACATCTATACGCGTCAGCAAGCTCGAAGAGACCGTTACAATGGCAATAGAAAAGCAGAAGGACGCTGAACCCATCCCGGACATGACATTCGAGATGCAGACCATCGCATTGCTCGGTGACGCATCTGTCGTCATGAAACACACAGAAACACAACACAAAAAGACACGCCAAGTGAAGCTGACAAGTGAACAGCAGATAGCTATGCAAGCACTGCGTAACCTATGCGCAACCATGGGACAAACACGCGTGCCAGTGTCTCTGTGGCATGAAGAACACCGTGTGAAAACACCCGATGTGACCAGTGGAAAGCGGCGTGACGCTAGAGCGGCGTTACAGAACAAGGGTGTGATTGTGATTGATGATAACAAAGTATGGGAATACAAGGAGATAGACGAAAATGTGTGATTGCAATAATGCTTATTTCACACGCGGTGTGGTCAATCGCATGGCGTGTGTGATGTGTGATTACACCTATAGGGTAATCACATTTCACACATGGGGAGTTTCACATGCCTAGAAAGCAACATAAGCCGGATAGTAATTTCATGCGAGGATGGAAGGGTACAGAGGTAACCAGTCAGGCAAGCTATCGTAAAATACAAAATGCTATCACAGAATATGATAGGGTAGTGTCACAGTATGAACGCAGGTGGGGTTGTGATAGATTGCCCAATCTGGTGGACATGGATCTGAGAGATAGGTTCTGGCAACAAATGGATAAGCTCAACAAGGCTATCAGTGATAACAACCCGATTGATGTAGAACACCAAGTGCAGGTGACGATAAGAGCATACGCGGCACTCGAAGCTAAGGCGATAGAAATGGGCGGTAAAGAGCTGACCGGGATAGCATGGACAGCTACATCACATGACAGCACAACCACCGTTGCTGTCGTGCAGGACAGTAACGAAATACCACGCATCAAACGTGAGATGCCAGAAGCTATGGTCTACTCCGTAGCCGAAGTGGCAAACATCATAGCATCGTGGGAAAAGCAAAACTCATTGGTCGGTGAAGTAAAGAACGTGTTTGAAGGTGCGCATGTAACAAAGATTGAGGAGCTGATAGATGATGAAATCCCATTTTGATGAGAACAAGCGACCATGGTCTGTAATGCCAATGCGTGCTTTCTCAGACAAGGAGCTGAAAGAACGCGACCTGCGTGTTCTCGGTGCGCTGTGTTCATTCACCAACAGAGCTGGCGTGTGCTGGCCTAGCATGGAAACACTATGTAATGTCAGCGGATACAAAGAACGTAAGAGCGTGCATGATGCCATGAAAAGATTGAAGGCGCGTAAGTACGTCAGACAGCTACACAGCAAGGACTACCAGAAAGCACAGAGCGGATGGAAGACCAACAGATACCAAGTGCTGTGGGATGGTGATGAACCACTGCCAACATATGAAGACATACACATTGCCAAGCCACTACAGCTACGCAGTGACCAAGAGGACACACACGCAGAAGACAAGGGGAGTATGAGGGGTGCAGAACCGTACAAGGACACGCAAGCTGGGGAGCTTTGCCGGTCGTTTTTGGGTGCAGTGCAACAGGCGACCGGGCAGGTCAGACTGTTCGACAACGAGATTGCACACGCCCGGCGGCTGGCTATGCGTGATGTAACGGTGGCTGAGGTGCGCGAGGTGACGCTGGCTGTATGCGATGAGGCTATGCGTAAGAGACAGGGCGTGCCTTCTCTCGCTGATGTGGTGGCTAGGTTTGATGTACATGGAGACAAAGGTTGATTTGCTTTTGTACAGCCCTGCCAGCGCGGCAAAAAAAGTTGTGCGACCGCGAAGGCGACCCCTTGCCCCCACCCCTTCGGCCTGTGTGCGTGGGGGTCTCACACAAAATTTTAGGAGCTTTTGATGATTGATCAGGGCGATGGTTCTATGCAGAGGCTGATTGATGATGGGAGCTGTCCTAAGTGCCATGCGGCCATGGACATACCCGGTAAGTGTAAAAGTTGTGGATTGGAGATAGCAGATGGATATACTGAAGAAGGCGATGAGGACGGTGGCTTCGCGTGGGAAGACGTATGGCGCGGTGCGCAGTAATCATGAGCGCATTGCGGCGATGTGGTCTGTGACGGCTGGTGTTGACATTACCCCGGAGCAGGTGGCTATGATGATGATACAGGTTAAGTTAGCGCGGCTGATGGAGACACCGGGTCATCAGGATAGTTGGGTTGATATAGCTGGTTATGCATGGACAGGAGATAAGTGTGTCAAAGAAGCCGCCGACAATTAGGGATATGCGCAATGGGCTTGCCAGTGGTGATGCTGACAGGCGTGAGGCTGTGGTTCAGGAGCTAGAGGCGATTGGAGCTGGTGAGGCTACTGATGTTATTAGTTGGGATGCTATGGGGCAGATCCAGCTAACGCCGAGTTCGCAGTTGCCGGAGAGGGCGCGCCGGGCGATAAAGAAGGTGAAGGTAACGCCTAACGCGCATGGCAATCAGATTGAGGTTGAGATGCATGACAAGATTGCGGCGTTGAGGTTGTTGGCCAAGCATAGGGGTTTGTTAGAGCCTAACGCTGATGACCAGCGGCCATCTATGATTGGTATTAACGTGACTGGCCCGAAGGTAACTACTTATGAGGTGAAGGATGAAGAAGACGATAGTAGAGATGACGATTGATGAGTTCAAGGCTGAGTTGGCTCGGTTGCGTGCTGTAGCTATGCATATCAAGCCGACTGGTGTTGGTGAGGGTAGGGCTACCAATCGTAGTTATGCGATGAACAAGCGCGGTAATTTTCATGGTAATAATCGTAAGTTGTGGCGGTTCTGATGGCTAGGTCTAGGCGTGCGTCTGACCAGTCGGGTCGTAGGACAAGGCAGAAGGGTACTGACCCATTAGAGGGTTTGGATCTAGATTTTAGTGAAAGTCCGACAGTATGGGATTTTTTGAACGACAACAGTTTTGTGAGGGGTCTTCTTGGGCCAGTAGGCTCAGGCAAGACATATGCCAGTCTAGCGGAAGTGATGTTGCGTGCTGTAAAGCAACCTGCTTCGCCAGTAGACAATGTGAGATATACGCGTTTTGCCGTAATCAGAAACTCATACCCGGAGTTGCGCACAACGACCATCAAGACATGGCAGGAGATATTTCCTGAGAATACTTGGGGTCAGATGCGGTGGTCGCCGCCTATCACGCATCATATTAAGTTGCCGCCGCGTGATGGAGCGCCGGGGCTGGATTGTGAGGTTATATTTTTGGCGTTAGACCAGCCCAAGGATGTTCGGAAGTTGCTCTCATTAGAATTAACAGGGGGTTTCATAGACGAGGCTAGAGAGCTTCCAAAGGCGGTTGTTGATGGTTTGACTTCGCGTGTTGGTCGTTATCCGACTAAGCGGCATGGTGGTTGTCCATGGCGTGGTGTGTGGATGTCTACCAACCCGATGGATAGTGACCACTGGTGGCCTAACTTGGCTGAGAAGAACCCGATACGCGGCAAGTATCCGTGGAAGTTTTACAAACAGCCCGGCGGTGTTGTAGAGGCTACCAAGGAGCATGAGGGGCATATATTTAGTGCTGGCAAGTATTGGATTAACAATCCGAAGGCTGAGAATACAAACAACCTGCCGCCGGGATATTATGAACAGCAACTGGCTGGTAAGACGCTGGATTGGATACAGTGTTATGCTGGTGCGCAGTATGTTTATGTGCAGGACGGCAAGCCGGTTTGGCCGGAGTTTAGTGATAGTTTGATGTCGGCTGATGTTGAGGTTGAGCCGGGTTGGCCTGTGCATATTGGTTTGGACTTTGGTTTGACCCCTGCCGCTGTGTTTGGTCAGAAGATGGCGAATGGCCGGTGGCATGTGGTGCATGAGCTGGTTGCGTTTGATATGGGTCTTGAGCGGTTCTGTCATCATTTGATGGCTGATATCAACACGCACTTTCCTAAGTGTGAGGTGTTTATCTGGGGTGACCCGGCAGGTGCAAAGCGTGATGAGATATTTGAGGTCACCGCGTTTGAGCATATGCGCACGCTAGGGCTACGCGCACAGCCTACTGCGTCTAATGATTTTATGGTACGCCGCGAGGCCGGGGCTTCGCCTATGAATAGGTTGATTGATGGTAAGCCGGGATTGTTTGTAAACCGTAGCTGTACGCGCACCCGAAAGTCACTGGCTGGTGGTTATCACTTCCGGCGTGTTGCTATGGGTGGTGGTCAGGAGCGGTTTAAGGACGCGCCGAATAAGAACGAACACTCACACGTTGGTGACGCGTATGGCTATCTTATGATGGGCAGTGAGCATAGGAACATGACCCGGAACAGCCACCGAAGTAATCAGTTCAGACAGCTTACTGCTAATGTGGACTTCAATGTTTTCTAGCAATGACCGGGTAACCTTTGTGCCGTTTCACTGGACGCATCCGTATCATATGGATCTGCGAGAGTTCGAGCGTGCTTATTTTAAGAAGATGCCGGACTATGGTGAGCGGCTAAAGGTTTTTGCTATGCAACCGCATTGCTATACGGTTTTGCTCGATGGCGAGATGGCCTGTTGTTTTGGTGTGTCGCCACTTTGGGATGGTGTAGCTGAGGGCTGGTTACTGACAAGTTATCTAGTTGAGCGCAACCCAATATCGCTAACCAGAGGTGCTATCAGATACTTTAATCACATTGCTATCGAGTTGAAATTGCATAGATTGCAGTTGGTTGTTGAAGAGCTGAATGAGCTTGCAATGCACTGGGCAGGTGCGTTACAGTTTGAACAAGAAGGTCGTCTGGTCGGTTATGGCCCTGACGGTGCAACCCACGTTATGTTTGCGAGGACATATGATGACAAAAAGTGAGTTTGCGTGATGGGCGGTTTGTTTGGATCTAGAACGCCGACCCCACCACCACCTGACCCTAAGATTGAAGAGGCTCAGGAGCGGCAGGAACAGCGCCTTGATGCGCAGGAACAGCAAAAGATGCGTCAGCTAGAAAGTCGCCGTAGAGCGCGCCGGATAGGTGGCCAGCGTATGCTGTTAAGTCAACAACGTGAAACGCCACAGACCGGCGTGAAATCAACATTAGGGAGTTCGTGATGGGTGGTGTTATATCCAGACCTAAAGCGCCAACACCGCCGCCGGTAGCTAAGCCGGTGGCTGAGGCGTTTACCGACCTTGCAGAAAGTCAGGGCAAAAAATTAGAAGATGCGGATACGCCCGGCACAGCCGCGTATAGCGCAAAGCAGGATGCCGCACGCCGTAGGGCGCGCAGAATTGGCGGCAGACGTTCACTGTTGGGCGGTGGCCGTGGTGAAGGTGGTGAAACTCAAAACACGTTAGGAGCTGGTTAAGATGCCTATGGTAACAGGTAAAGACGGTAAGAAACGTCACTTTTCATATTCTAAGTCAGGCTTCAAGGCCGCTAAGGACTATGCGTCAAAGACTGGCGGCAAGTTCTCGATGGGCAACATGAAGTCCAAGATGGCTAAGAAAAAGAGCTATGGCGCGTAAGTTTGCCAAAGTCCCGAAGGATAAGAAGAGCGGCATACCTAAAAAATATGTGTCCGGCTCTTCTAATCCTGACAAGACACGCGCTGAGATACAGCGCACCCGGCGACTGTATAAGCGCGGTCTATTGACCCCGGCCATGATGGATAAGATTAGCAAGCAAAGGAGCAAGACCTGATGCCAAGCTTCAAAGGTATCCCCGGCTCTAGCCGTTTTAGCAGTGACAAGCTCAACAAGGTTTACCGCCGTGGGCTTGGTGCTTATTACTCATCTGGCAGTAGGCCGAAAGTATCAGCTCATCAGTGGGCTATGGGCAGGGTAAAATCGTTTGTGTCTGGCAAGGGTGGTGCGCGTAAAGCTGACGCAGATATCCTGAAAGGTAAGAGCGGTGCGAAAAGTACATAAGAACCCAAAGGGTGGATTGACAGAGGCCGGTCGTCAGCACTTCAAGCGCACTGAGGGGGCTAACCTCAAGCGCCCGGTCAAGTCTGGCACTAACCCACGCCGCGTTTCTTTTGCCGCCAGATTTGCTGGTATGCGCGGAAGTGAGAAAAAGCCGGACGGCACGCCGACCCGGCTGGGTTTAGCTCTAAGGGCGTGGGGCTTCCGCAACAAAGAAAGCGCCAGAAATTTTGCGAATAGGCACAAAAAATCATGATGACACCACAGCAAATCATTAAGCGCCATGAGCTGGCACAGCGCCGCAAAGATAACTGGAAGCAGGTGTATGAAGACTGCTATGAGTTCGCACTGCCACAGCGCAACCTGTATGACGGTTTCTATGAAGGCGGCAACGCTCCGGGGCAGAATAAGATGCTACGCGTGTTTGATAGTACCGCTATTAACAGCACACAGCGTTTTGCTAACCGCATCCAGTCCGGCCTGTTCCCACCTCAAGCGCAGTGGTGCAGGTTAGAACCCGGCTCAGAGATACCAAAGGAGCGCCAGATTGAGGTGCAACAAGTATTGGATATGTATGCCGAGAAGATGTTTGACTTGTTGCGTCAGACTAACTTTGACCTAGCTATGGGTGAGTTTCTGCTAGACCTAGCTGTAGGTACAGCCGTAATGCTGGTGGAAGAAGGTGATGAGACTACGCCTATTCGCTTTACGCCAGTGCCGCAGTATCTGGTGTGCATCGAAGAGGGTGCGCATGGTAAGGTCGATAATGTCTATCGCCGTCTTCGCATGAAGGCCGAAGCTATCACACAGCAATGGCCTGATGCAGAGCTGAGCGATAAGCTCAAGCGCATGGTTGATGAGAAGCCGACAGAACAGGTAGAGCTGGTTGATGCTACGGTGCTAGATCCAGAGACCGGCGAGTTTCATTATTATCTGATTGAGAAAGAGGGCAACACACAGCTAGTGATGCGCAAGCTTAAATCCAGCCCATGGATTGTAGCGCGTTACATGAAAGTGGCTGGCGAAGTGTATGGGCGTGGGCCTCTAGTCACAGCTATCCCCGACATCAAGACACTGAACAAAACACTAGAATTGCTATTGAAGAACGCCAGCTTGTCTATTGCCGGGGTCTACACAGCCGCTGATGATGGGGTGTTGAACCCACAGACCATCAGCATCAGGCCGGGCGCTATCATCCCGGTAGCGCGTAACGGTGGCCCACAGGGCGAAAGCTTGAGGATGTTGCCACGTTCAGGTGACTTCAACGTGTCGCAGATTGTTATCAATGACCTGCGCATGAACATCAAAAAGACATTGCTGGATGACACATTGCCGAATGACAATATGTCTGCCCGGTCAGCCACAGAGATACAGTTCAGGTCGGCTGAGCTGGCTAATAATCTTGGCAGTGCCTTCGGTCGCCTCATCACAGAAACAATGATGCCGCTAGTGTCGCGCATATTGTCTGTGATGGATGACCGAGGTCTGATTGAGCTACCGCTTAGCGTGAATGGGTTGCAGGTGAAGGTATCGCCTATTGCACCGATTGCTCAGGCTCAGAACATGGGCGACATTGAGAAGGTTATGCAATGGGTACAGGCATCTGCCGCGCTCGGCCCAGAAGGGCAGATGGCGGTCAAGACTGGCGCTATCATCGACCATGTAGCCGATAAGATGGGCATACCGGCTGAGCTAAGAACAACGCCGCAGGAACGTGAAGAGATGATGCAACAAGCCATGCAAGCGGCACAGATGGCCGCACAAGCACAGGAAGGTGAGCCACAGCAATGATTGTAGAAGGTTGGGATGGTTTGCGCTCAGTAGAGCCGCAAACACGCATGACACAGCAAGATAACCAAGATGACATAGATAGGTTATATTTGCGCGTGTTCGGCAGTGACGATGGGCAAAAGCTTCATGAGCATTTGCGGTCACTGACGATAGAACAGCCCACTTGGTATCCCGGTGAGGATGCATCACATGGGTATGCCAGAGAGGGTCAAAACTCACTGGTGCGTGAAATAGAGCGCCGTATTGAAAGGGCAAGAAAGCTATGAATGAGACTGAAGGACTGATGGCCCAAGCCGAGGTTCAGAACCAAAGCGAGGACAACCAACAGCCAGAAGAACCCATTTCGCATCTACAGCCTGATGAAAGCTTGCAGTCATTCGATGATGTAACGCTGGCATCTGAAGGTGAAGAGGTAGAGTTCGAGAGGCCAGATTGGTATCCTGATAAGTTCTGGAATGAAGAAGAAGGGCCAGATCTAGAAAACCTCGCAAAGTCATATAATGAGCTTCAAAAGAAGTTTAGTCAGGGCAAGCACAAAGCGCCTGAGCAATATGACGAAAGTGTTTTTTCAGAGGCAAACATCCCAGAGGATGATGCCCTGTACAACACTTACAAGGGTTGGGCTAAAGAACATGGCATCAGCCAAGCCGCGTTTGATGAGCTGGCGACAGCTTTCATCCAACAGGCCGGCGATGAGGCTGAGATGGCACAGGTATCCTATGAGGATGAATATGCCAAGCTTGGCAAGAACGCTGACGCAACCATCAAGTCTATGACTGAGTGGGGGCAGGGTCTGGTGCGCAAAGGCGTATGGTCAGAGGGTGACTTTGAAGAGTTTAAGATTATGGGCGGCACAGCTCAGGGTCTGAAGGCTCTGCAAAAAGTCAGAAGCTACTACGGTGATAGACCTATTCCGGTTGATGTTTCGCCTATGGATGACAGACCTTCTAAAGAAGAGCTGAACGCCATGGTCGCTGACCCTAAGTACAACACAGACCCGGCTTTCAGGGCTAAGGTCGAGAAAATGTTTGAGGCCACCTACGGCACTCAAGATTTCAATGTGATGTAAGATTGAAAGCGCATCTTGATAGATGCGCTTTTTTTTGATAGGTTGTACTTAACAGACAACCGTTCCGGCCTGTTAGAACCGTTTCGGGGTGTAACGTACACACCCAAGCTGTCAGCCCTTCCATGGATACCTGATGCGACTTTTGAAACTGAAACACACTAAGGAGTGATAAGATGGCACTGTCTATCTCAAACGCCTTTGTACAGTTGTTCGATGCGGAAGTTAAGCAAGCATATCAGGGCGCACGCTCTCTGGCTGGTCTTTGCCGTGAACGGTCTGTAGAAGGCAATTCTGTAAAATTCCCAAAGCTGGGTAAAGGCGTAGCAACAGTACGCGTACCGCAAACTGATGTGACACCATTGAACGTAACCTATTCACAGGTTACAGCAACCATGACTGACTATTCAGCATCTGAATACTCAGACATTTTCCAACAAGCAAAGGTAAACTTTGATGAGCGCCGTGAGCTTGTGCAGGTAGTTGGTAACGCGATTGGTCGCCGCATGGATCAGATTTTGATTGATGCTGTGAACGCCGCCTCTTCACCGGGTACAGTTGGCACAAACATCGGTGGTGCAGGTACAAACATGAACCTTGCCAAGTTGCTTGAAGCTAAAGAATTGCTGGATACCAAAAACGTACCTGCCGAAGGTCGCGTGATGATTATCCATGCAAAGAACCTGTCAGCACTGCTAGACGAAACTGAGCTGACCAGTTCTGATTTTGCGACTGTAAAAGCTCTCAGCAACGGCACGATAGATCAGTTTCTGGGCTTCACATTCCGCACCATTGGTGACCGGGATGAAGGCGGCCTGACACTGTCATCAGGTGTTCGTACTTGCCTAGCTTTCCATCGTGACTCAGTTGGCATGGGCATCAACATTAACCAGCGCAGTGAAATTAACTACGTTCCAGAGAAGACATCACACCTTGTGACTTCAATGTTCTCTGCCGGAGCGGTCGCCATCGAAGATGACGGCATTGTTAAGATTTCTGCGACAGAGTAAGGAGGCTGACTAATGGCATACTCAAAAGACGGTCTTTGCACTGTAGCGGCATCCAAGCGCGGAAACGCACCTTCGATGTACACTTACACATCCGCAGACGCGATTGCTACTGTGAACACATCAGGTTATTTCAATGACCTGTCTGACACACTAGCAGTTGGCGACATCATCTTTGTGCATGACAGCGCAACACCAACAATGTCAATCGTTGTTGTTCTGTCAAACGCATCAGGTGTTGTTGACGTATCAGACGGCACAGCCGTATCTGTAGCAGACGCTGACTAACCTCTTGGACTAGGCGCTCCCAACCTTGCCTAGTCCAAACCAAAACAAAGGAGATGCGTCTTGGCTTCAGGCGATACCAAACTGTCCATCTGTTCGGATGCGCTCATTATGCTGGGCGCATCTCCTTTATCCAGCTTCGCTGACGGCACAGACGAAGCACAGGTAGCTGACCGTCTATATGACGATTTGCGTGATACCTTAATCATGCAATACCCATATAGCTGGACACTGAGAAAGAAGAAGCTTGCTAGATTGCAAGCCGCGCCAATCAATGAGTGGCAATATAAATATCAGTTGCCGGGCGACATGCTAGGCAACCCGAAAGCTGTCTTTAACAGTAGCTCTGTAGGCATTGCACCTGTTAGAGACTTTGAGATTTATTCTGATGGTCTATTTACAAATTTAGAAAATGTTTGGGTTGATTATCAGTACCTGCCAGAGCCAGCGCAGTTCCCACCATATTTCGTCAGGCTATTGCGCACAGCTCTCGCGGCAGAGTTTGCTGAGCCGATTACTGACCAGATTACGAAAGCGGATTATTTTCATGCTAAGGCGTATGGGTCTCCGGCTGATAATATGCGTGGTGGTCTTGTGCGCGTTGCTATCAATATTGATGGTGCAGACCAGCCGCCTCAAACAATCCAAGAGTTCCCAATTACTGACATAAGGTACTAGCATGAGCCGCATCATTCAGATCCAGAATGACTTTACCAGCGGTGAGCTTGACCCTAAGTTGCGTGCGCGCACAGATATCTCGCAGTACAAGTCTGGGCTGACCACAGCCAAGAATGTATCTATCCAGCCACAGGGCGGCGCTAAGCGCCGGGATGGCACAAAGTATATTGCCACACTGGATAGCGGTGCGGCAGATGCTGTGCGTATGGTTGCATTTGAGTTTAGTGTGACTGACAGCTATATGCTGGTGTTCACTCCCGGCAAAATGTATGTCTTCAAAAATCAAGTGTTGCAGACAGACATCAATGGTTCTGGCAATGACTTCCTAACTGTTAGCGCTTTGACTGCCGCTATCATCCCGGAGATGAATTGGATACAGTCTGCCGATACTGTTATTGTGGTGCATCAGGACTTAGCGCCTTTGAAGATTGTGCGCGGTGCTAACGATACAACATGGACGGCCAGCACTATCAGCTTTGACTATGTGCCTAAGTATGCATACAGCCCTAGCTATGTTGCCGGCACATCAATAACGGCTGACAGTTTTAATCACTTAGCGCCGGATAGTGTTAGTGGCAATATTGTTATTGAAGCGCAGAAGAGCGGCAAGTCGCCATCGGCGGCGTTTACTCAGTCTGCTAGTTATTATGAAGACCAGTATATTAATGTTACGCCGTTTGGCCGGTTGCGGATTATTCGTAAAGTTAGCACTAGCAAGCTAGAGTGTTTTGCTGAAGTGCCGCTGTTTGATGATAGTGACATTGCAAGGGCTGACTTTGAGATTGAACGCGGCTATGAGGATGTCTGGTCATCCAGCCGTGGCTATCCGCGTAGCGTTACTTTCCATGAGGGCAGACTATACTTCGGCGGCACAGAAAGCAGACCGTCTACTATCTTTGGTTCACGCGTGTCTGACTTCTTTAACTTTGACCCCGGTGAAGCATTAGATGATGCGGCGGTAGAGGCAACGCTGGACACTGGCACATTCAACGCGATTGTTGATATGTATTCAGGCCGGCACTTGCAGATATTTACGACTGGCGGCGAGTTCTATGTGCCGCAGACATTGGATGACCCTATCACCCCGACCAACCTTATTGTGAAGGCTCAGACTGCTTTCGGTATTAAGGCCGGCGTGCGCGTACAGAACGTGGATGGTTCAACCTTATTCATCCAAAGGCAGGGCAAAGCTCTGCAAGAGTTCGTGTTTAGCGATACCGTACAAGCTTATACATCCAGCAAAATCTCCCTGCTGTCATCTCATTTGCTCCGTTCCCCCGGAGAGATGGCAGTGCGTGTCGCCACATCTACGGATGAGGGCGACCGCCTTATGATAGTCAATGATGATGATGGCTCGATAGCTTGTTACACTTTGCTACGAAGTCAGAACGTCATTGCACCCTGTGAGTGGACTACAGAAGGTGATTTCATCAATATCGGTGTGGATGTTGATGATATCTATGTTGTGGTCAAGCGTAATGTAAATGATGCTGATGTTTACTATGTTGAGGTGTTTGACGCTGATGTATTTCTAGACTGTGCCAAGATAGGCACAGGTGCGGCATCATCTACTACAGTTGCACATCTAGAGGATGAGGTCATCCAGATTATCCGGGATGGCGTGGTAGAGCCTGAGCAAACTGTGGGGGCATCACCCTATACCGTTACATTCGCCGTAGCGGCCACTGCAAGCTTTCAGGTTGGTCTTAACTTCACCCCGACCATAAAGACCCTACCAGTAGAGCCAAACCTACCCAGCGGCTCTCTAAGGGGCTTTAAGAAGCGCATCTTCGAGATTAACGCTGAGCTGTTTGAGACACAGGCAATGTCTATCAATAATAAAGAGATAGCTTTCAGGTCATTCGGCACTAATGTTTTGGATGATGATGTAGATGAGTACACAGGCATCAAGACACTGAACGGCGTGCTTGGGTACAGCTATGATGGTCAGTTAACAATAACCCAGTCAGTGCCGCTAAAAATGACGGTGCTAGGCGTAGAATATAAAGTGAGTGCAGGGCAATGAGTGGTGGTGAGGCAATATTCTTTCAGGCCGCATCTGGCTTAATGAAGATGCAAGCGGCGCGCTCTGAAGCGCGTGGACTTGCTAGACAGGCTACACAGTCCCTAGTAGAAGCAAGGTCAAAAGCTCTGCAATACAAACAACAAGGCATAGCTGTGTTGGATAGAATACTACAGAATGAGGCAACCATAATTGCTAAGGCTGGGTCTGGAAGCATTGACCCATTTAGCGGTAGTGCTATGGCTGTGCGTTTTGGTAACGAGGCTAAAGGTGCTGATGAGTTCTTCCTAACTAAGGAAGGCGCTACGATTGTGACCGCTTCGGGAGAGGCTTCGGCAAACGAATATATGGCTCAGGGGCGTGCCGGTATTCAGGCGGCTACTATGGGCGCTGTTATTGGTATTGGCATGAAGGGTTATGAGGTTAACAAGCTAGGCAGTGAGGCAACACTGCAACCATTTGCAACGGTATAAGATATGGCAGAGCGTTTACCAAAATACAGAAGATTGGGAGTAGGCATACCGGGCGTGCCGTCCGTTAATTTTGTGCAGACAGGACGCGCACAAGCGGCTGTCTTTAACACTATCTCTAGAGCGCTAGACCAGATGTCTGACTTTGCATACAAGCAAGCAGAACAAGAAGCTATCACTACAGGCACAGAGTTTGGCGCGGCAAACGCGCCCACCGCTGAACAGCTCAAGCTTGCCGGCGAGGATGCTGAAAAGTATATCCCCGGTTTTGAGAATGATACCGTGTTTGCCAAGGCGGCACGCAAGGCGGCTATCCAAACAGTTCAGGCTGACATGGAAACAGCAACACGCAATGAGATTACAAGATTGCGGTTGACAGCTATTGATGAAGATATGCCTGTCGCTACGTTCACAGCTAATGTGCAGAACGCTATCAACGGTTACACAGCGGCTATGGCTGAGGTTAGCCCGGCGGCGGCAGTAAACTTTAGCGCCGGCATGGCGGCAAATGCAAATAGCGCTGTGCTTGCCTATGCTGAAAAGCTATCAGAGAAGCAAACCAGACAGGCAAGAATTGATGCTGAGCTTGCCGCTGATGCAATTATTGTTGGCCCTGTTGATGATGATGACAACAGCAATAGTAGCATTTCTGACGTTATGGCCGCTGGCTTTACACCTGCTACTAGCACTCAGGAATATGTGTCTGTCGCTGACAAGATGCAGAACCTGCGCAATCAGGTAGAGCTTGCCGCATCAGCGGCTGGGCCAGAGATGATACGCGCAAAGCTAAAGGCGTTTGATGCGGCTGTTGATGGGGCATACACTACAGCCGTTTCTGACTGGGCAATGCAGACACCAGACGCGCTATCTCAGATTGCCGGTCGAGGGCAAATAAAGAACGCAAAGATACGCGACTTGTGGGCTAACATGACGGCTGACCAGAAGCGCAAAGCTGAAGATGATATTATGTCTCGGCTGTCTCGAAACATCTCTATGGAAGAGCAAATCAATAGCCAGAATGAGCGGAAGCGCAAAGACCAATCTGAGCTGGTTGTTGTTGATATTGTTAAGGCGCGCATGTCTGGAGATATGACAACCGTTGCTAATAAGCTTGAGACACTTGCATTGCTTGACCCGGCCAAGTTTGAAACCCTTGCATTGTCAGTCAACAAAGAAGGTGCGATTGACAGACCTGATGTTGTACAGCGCCTACAGATTGCCGCTGTTGATGGCGTGCTTACTATGGACATGGTGCTAGATCAATCACAGTATTTAAGCTACAGCACAATGAGCCAGATGTTTGAGAAGGTGAAGGCAAACCGCAACACAGACCACACTCAAGCTATGAAGTATGTTAAGAACGCCCTGATGCCTGAAATACCAGATGGCATGGTTCTGTTTGACAGCAACAACCAAGATGCCAAGAGAGCGGCGGTTGAAGTAGCTGATATTGAGACAGCTTTGATTTTTGAAATCAGACGCAACCCAGAGGTCAATAGGCTACAGTTCGTCAAGCCTCTGGTCGAAGAGATGCTGTCAACCAGAAAAGATGCGGAAGCTGATGCGAGGCAAGCGGCTGAAAAGGTATTGATGCAACTGAAAGGTGGTGGGCCGCAAGGGTTAAGCTTAGGGCCAGAAGCAACTGTTGAACAAGCTATTACAGCCCTAAGAGCTACCGATAAATTTGACCAAGCTGTAAAAGATAAATACATCGAGAGACTCCAGCCTTTGAGAGACAAGGACTAGACCATGGACATTTCAAAAGAGCTAGGAAACAGCATTGACTATCAGGCATCCGGCGGCAGGACTGAAATCTATAGAGATGAAGAAACAGGTGCTTTTATGTCACGCCCAGAACAAGTGCGCGTAGGCGATACCGGGATGGACTTGCAACCACCTTTGCGCAGACCAATGCGTCAGGCTGAACCACAGACACTTGATGAGACAATAGACGACATCATCCCTACCGCTGTAGGTCTAGCAGGTGGTGCAACTGCCGCTACTCTTGGCACATTGCAGGACATTGGTGGTTTCATATATGGCGCTGGCAAGGCTATGACCGCTGAAGAAGGCCAGCGCATGGAAACCTTTTTGAACACAGCACAAGAGGTGTCAGACAAGTACGGCTCAGGTGCTGTGCGTGGTTTCATTATAGACCAAGCACAAGAAGCCGGGCTAGATGAAGGCCAGATGCAAGTGCTTGATGAAGCGCTTACTGTTGGCGAGTTCGGTGGCATCGGCGGTCTGGCCAAGGGTGCAGTAACTAAAGCTCCGCAGGTTCTGTCTGGAGCTGGTGATATCATTGAAAGTGCAGGTGATGCGGCCAAGGCTAGAATGGCTGAGGGCGGTGCAACGCTAACAAGTGGTGTTGACCCTGACCCACTGATTGCGGCGGCTGGTGATGCTGTTAAGGCGATGAGAGACACACCAACATATTCTAGCGAAAAGCTGATTTCTCAGAGACTGCCGACAGGTGCAACTTCAACAGAAGATCCTTTGGCCACACCTCTGGTAACAGACACAGCGGTCACGCTAAATCAGCCGGAGAAAAAGCTAAAGGCAAACTTTGAAAAGGTTGCTACATATCCAAACATGCCGCAAGGGTTTGAAGCGCTAGAGCCACAGGAAGCGGCAGAAGCACTAAAAGAACATGTTGTGCAAAACCTATTGTACCTATTTGACAAAGTGCCAGAGGCAACTAGAGAGCGCTCAAAGCTATGGTATGTTGGCGCTAACAAGTTATCACAAGACTTGGCTGATAAGTATGAATTGCCGCTAGAAAGCGTAGCTGGTGCTATGGCCGCATTGTCGCCTCAGAAAGATTGGTATCAAAACGCAGACCTTGGCAGACGCGTTGTTGAAATCATGCACAATGTTACGCGAGGTAACGAAAAAGGCATGATTATGGATGCCAAGATGATTAAGATGATGAACACTAAGTTCAAGGCTGACAAGCCAAAAGACAAGGTCATCATGGATGCAATCAAGGGCAAAGCATTTGGAGACCTTGAGCTACCTGCCGAAAAGGCTATGTGGTTGCGCGTGTATGATGAGACATACAACGACCGTGCTTATCCTATCATCAACCCGGAAGGCACTACAGGCAAGACAGTCAAAACAACTAAGGGCAAGGATGCAAAAGTTGCGTGGGGTAGTTTGTCAGAGATTGGCAAGGCTATCACAGCTATTGAGAGCGGTGGAGACCTTAAAGTGCTATCTGACCAAATGGGCGGTCAGAACAAGGTGCGTAACTTCTACAATAACATCTACAACCCTATGTCTGAAAATGGTGATGTAACGATTGACACACATGCTATTGCGGCTGGTCTTCTAAGGCCACTTGCCGGGGATGCTACAGAGGTACACCATAATTTTGGTTCAGCGCCGGATGTAAAGAAGCGTGACGCGCTATGGTCTGGCGGTGTATCTAACACTAGCTTAACTGGTGTAAAGGGATTGTATGGCATTTACGCTGATGCATATCGTGAGGCCGCTAGACAGCGTGGTATATTGCCAAGAGAGATGCAGTCTATCACTTGGGAAGCAGTTAGAGGGCTGTATTCTGCCACTGATAAAGGAAATGAGCAGTTTGTAGCGGATATCAATGATATATGGTATAAGTATAAAAAAGGTGAAATAACCTTGCAGGAGGCGCAAGATGGAGCAGTTGCAAGAGCAAACGGCATCGACAAACCAACTTGGGAAGATTGACCCTATAGTCCAGTTAATGCAAAAGTATGATGTCGAAATGACAAGAGAAAATTACCTGTATTATGCATATATGGGTGAAGTGCCAGAAGAGATTGGTGCTGAAGTAGAAGACGCAATGCCAGAGCAATTCAGGCTTAACCAGTAGGTGTTTTATGGCTGTAGAGCTTGACCAAAAAATTGAACAGACCATAGGCGCTGAACAACAGCATGAGATGCAGTTTGGTCAAGAGGCTGAGGTCACACCTCAAGAGCTAACCCCAGATAGCATTGTTGGCGCTATTGAAGAGGGCATGGACAATGCCGCTGTATCTGTTGACCACCCGGACGCGTTTCAAGTTGCCGGCGGCAGAACAGACTTAATTGTTGACTATCTAAAAAAGCGCACACAGGAAGCTCAGGTCAGGACTGGTCAAGCTATACCTGATGAGCCGGTGCAGACTATTGGTGGCCGTATTGTTATCAAAGAAGGCACTCCAGATGATGTTGCCGCTATCAACAATGCTATGGGTGGTGAGTATGTAAAGGGCATCAACTTCCCGGCTATCGCTGAGGCAATGGGTGACTTTGACCTAGCCAACTATTACGCACAGCTAAAAGATGCTAATGCTGAGCTATTTGAAAAAGCAAGGCGTGGCACTGTTGGTTTTGACGCTATCATGCAAGGTGCTGAGGAGCGCGGCATAGACAACATTGTTGTGTCTATGCTCAAGCGCAGACCCGGAACGCCGGCTACAGCGGAAGAGGTGCTTGGCGGTATCATCGGCTCATATCACTTAATTGATGAGACTGACAAAGCTTTTACAGCGGCACGCGCTTTACCAGCCGGCGCTGACCGCGAAGCGGCTATGACCAGAGCTATGCAGTTACTGTCAGCTCAAGGCGTACTTATAGCTAACGTCAGCGGCGCGGCATCAGAGGCCGGTCGCGTTATGTTTACTGTTGGTCAGGCAGGTAAGAAGATACAGGCAGGAGACCTTGCCGGCAGAGCCGCAAGAATTGAGAGCTTGTTTGCCGCTGAGAATGTAGACGATATTGAGTACATTGCAGACCTATATATGGCGCTTCCAGATCCACGCGCAAAGGCTAAGTTTGTTGAACAGGGCTTTATGTCTAAAAGCATGGATGTTGTCACAGAGGTGTGGATTAACTCCATCCTGTCATCACCAGTAACGCACGCTGTAAACATTGCAGGTAACGCCAGCTTCATGATGCTACGCACAGCGGAGACAGCGCTGGCTGGGGGCATTGGTAGGTTGCGCACAAGTGTTGGCATAGGCCAGAAACAACGCGCTAGAAGCCGTGAGGCGCTGGCTCAGCTAGAAGGTATGCGGCGTGGATTGCTAGACGCGACATTGTTGATGGGCAGGGTTATGGTTACCGAAATGCCCGGCGACATGGCATCTAAGATTGATGTGCGCAATACTAGGGCTATAGGCACTACAGGTGACCTGCGTGATATAGCTACCATGGTCAGAGATGGCAACATGACAGCGGCGGCAGTCAACGCCTTTGGTGTGTCTCAGCGTATGGCCGGGCGTTTCTTGATGGCTGAGGATGAGTTTTTCAAAGCTATAGCCTACAGGATGACTGTACATCAGGAAGCTATCGTTGCATCTGGCAATGCCTATGATGAAGCTATTGCTGGCGGTAAAAGCATACAAGAAGCTAAGCAGATTGCGGCTGAGCTAGAAGTTAGCATTATTGACAACCCACCGCTGGACATTGTCAAAACCGCTAAGGATGCGGCCAAGCAGATGACCTTCCAAGAAGACCTGACTGGCGTGATGGGTAACCTACAAGGCGCGGCATCTCATCCTATAGCCAAACTGTTTATCCCATTCTTTAAGACACCTACAAACGTCATCAAAGCTTCGCTTGAACGCACGCCTCTAGCTGTCATCTCTCCTGAGATACGCGCACAGATTAAGGCTGGCGGCAGAGAGGCTGACATTGCGCTGTCTAAAATTGCTATGGGTTCTGCCGTTATGACTGGATTTGCTTATTCAGCCATGGGGATTGATGACCCGGATAATGACATACTCATTATGGGTGCAGGGCCAAAGGATTACAAAGCTCAGCAAGCGCTATCCAGAAAAGGCATACAGCCCTATTCTATCAACAAGAAGATATACACTGAGGACGGCAAGTGGACTGGCAGGTATCACTCAGTAACCTACAGCCGGTTTGACCCTATGTCTGGGCTGTTGGCTATGGCCGCTGACTTTGCGTACTATTCACAGTATGAGGATGACACAGAGGCGCTAGACACCTTAGCCATAGCGCTTGGCTCATCTGCCGCAAACTATGTGACGCAAATGCCATTCCTGCAAGGTGTTCAGGAAATGACCAAGGTGTTCAGAGACCCGGCGAAGCTAACTGAAAACGCAACCGCCCTGTTCTCTCAGAAGCTTGCTGAGGCTGGTCTAGCGCTTGTACCTACCAGCTCATCATTCTTTGCCAATGTAGAGCGTATCGGGGAAGCAGGTGAAGGTGCGGCTGGCCCAGTAGTAGGCTCAACACTATTGCCTGAGACTGGTGAGATTAGTGTTGGCGTTGGCGGTGTTAAACTGAGCTTTGGTGAAGACATTGACCCGGCAACACTGCCTACCTACCAGCAAGGTTTCTACACAGCTTTGCAAAAGTTTCGGGCGCGCAATCCATTCTTTAGTGACATGGTAGAGCCTAAGCTAAACCTATGGGGCGAGAAGATGACCGCCGGCGGTGGTTCTGGCTGGGAGATGGTAAACCCTGTGCGCATCCAAGAGAGTAAGTATTCACCTGTCGATGACGAAATACTCAGATTGGGTGGTGGCATTGCTATGCCGGGTAAGCGTGTTGATGGTGTTTTGTTAAATGCTGTGCAGTATAACAAGTGGATCACCTATATGAACACTATGGATATGAGCGGCAACTTCCCTACTCTTATCAATGATAAGGGCGAAGAGGTGGACAACCCGGACTATGACGGCACTGAGACATTGTTAAACGCACTGGCTTATCACATAGGTTCAAGTGAGCGGTACAAGTCTTTGCCTACTAAAGAAGACCAGCGCGATGACCTAGTGGCTATCATAGGCCAGTATAGGTCAGCGGCGTTGAAGATATTGCGTGATGAAGACATATCTCTGGACACAAAAATAAGAGCGGTTCAATAATGAGAAAAAATCATGTATAGTGATTTTAAGGAGTAGCCATGGCTGACTATGATATCAATGCAGTGACGCGCCGTAAGGTGTTCAGCGGTTCAGCCGGGACTGGGCCGTACAGCTTTACGTTTGAGGTTTTAGACCAGAATGATGTGGCGGTTTATAAGAACGCTACAAAGCTGACTTTGACCACAGACTATACTGTGACGGTAAATGCTAACGGCACTGGTGATGTGGATCTGGTGGTTGCCGCAACAAGCTCTGACACTGTTACCATTATCGGGGCGCGTGATATTGAGCGCACCACAGACTTTGTTACTGCCGGTGACCTGCGTGCGTCTGCATTGAATGAGCAACTAGACGGCCAGATAATTATGACCCAGCAAATTGCTGAGGAAAACAAGCGCCAGCTCATTGCACCTGTTCAAGACCCAGAGCATGTTGATGATGGCGGTACGCTAGATATGTCATTGCCGGCTAAGGATGACCGGGCTGGCAAGTATCTTGCCTTTAACGCTACGACTGGTAACCCGGAAGCAGGGCCATCAACATCTAATGTAAACACCCTAGCGGCTATCACCGATGATATAAAAACGCTGGCAGAGATTGAAGATGGCACTGTGGCAACGGATGCTATATCTGACCTTGCCGCTATTGATAGTGATGTCACAACAGTTGCAGGGATTGCCTCTAATGTTACTACAGTTGCTGGTATATCTTCTGATGTAACGGCTGTGGCTGGTGATGCTACTGACATTGGCACAGTTTCTAGCAACATTGCAAATGTGAACACTGTAGCCGGGATTGATAGCAATGTTACTACAGTAGCTGGCATATCAGCTAATGTGACTACAGTGGCTGGTATTCAAGCCAATGTAACTACAGTGGCTGGTATTTCTGGTAATGTAACTACAGTTGCAGGATTAAACACTGAAATCACTACAGTTGCTGGCGACAGTGCAGACATTCAAACGGTAGCTGGTGACAGCGCAGATATTCAACTCTTGGCAGACAACATAGCAACCATTTCAGCAAAGGAGAATGTGGGCGTTGCAGTGGCAATGGCAATCGCATTAGGATAACATGGCTAATAGTTTCAAACTAAAAACATTCGATGGCAGTAGCACAAATGCCGCTACAGATATGACAATAT